TTCAATAAAGTCATTAGCAAGCAGCGAAGCGATGACGTTTAGCGTCACCACTAAATAGCCGTTATTTAATGTAATCGAAGCAATACGGGCCGAGTTCGGCAGGTCAGTCGTTCCGTTCTTGCGAAGCCAAATCCAGACAGCTTTCTGTGAGGAGTTTGTAGACGTTATCTGCACTGAACAGGCTAGATTATAAAGACCGGCTTGTTCGATGTAAACGCGGGATGTTGGCGTTCCGATTGATACGCCATTGGCAAGCAGCGTTGTAGTAAACGTAAGCGCATACGCCGTATTGATGGCCGCTGGCGATTGGCTGTCCAGCTTCGTAAACTCGCCGTAGTAAAGCTGCTGCTGGATCGTGGGCCGTACAAAGATAATGCCATCTGTCGTGCCAACTTGCAGCACTGCGGCCACTGGAACAACATTGTCCGGGGCAGTAGGCTTGACGTTGGTGAACGCACCCGCAACGGTAGGAGAGGCATACAAGATGTCGCCAAGGGTAAATGCGCTGGTATTCACCTCACGGACAAAGCCAAAGACAGTGCAGTAACCTTTTTGCCCAGAGTCCGGCAGATCATGGGTCATGACGCCAACCAGATACAGTGAGTTTGTGGCCCCGTTAGCCAAGTACGGAGAAACAGCAAGCGCACTGTCCGGCACAGCCCCAGTGAAGCCAACGACTGTGCCGTTTGGGATAAGCACGCCGGTATTATTTTGAACTCGCGCATATTGCTCTAGACCAATCTGCTGCGTAACATCGTACTCCATGCCGACTTCAAGCGTCTGATCGGGAATGTTCCAGCCTACTCGGCCTATCTCCGGGGTATACGTAACGTCCGTTTTGAAGTCCAAATAATCAACCGCCTTACCGTGCTCAAGCTGAGCCAAGATGCTTTGCAGGCGATTAAAGTACAAGCGTAAGACGTTGTTTAGCTGATCTTGATACGCACGAGAGTACTCAATGCCTGCAAGCGGAAGAGCAGGGGGCGCTATTTTTTGAAGCTCAAAGTCGCTGGTTATGGCTAATGTCATAGATTACCTTCTGCCATCAGGACGCAAATCAAGTCTTGGCGATCCAAGCTGCCAAGTTACACCAAGGCCGGTTGACTCAACTTTCATGGCAAGCTGCCTACCGCGTACCCTAGTAAAGATTTGACCGGTGAACTCTTCGACTGGTAACACGGCAGTGCGTGTAACTTGAGCATTATTTACACCTCCAACTGAAGCAGGATTGGTATAACCTGAGCCAGAGTTTTTTAGCGGATACAAGTACATAGTAACTTGCGGCGATTCAGCATTAGATCCACGAAATGTAATGTCTGGCAAAACACGCCAAACAAATGAGAAGTTATGCCCGTCATCCAAGTCAAACTCAGCCGTTGTAATGTAGGCAACAATTGGCTCATTAGTTGCAGTTCTTTGGCAATCATTCCCAGTCTCATGCACAACAATATTGTTGTCATAAGTTGCTGCAATTGGGCCTTTGTAAAAACCGCTATCTAACCAAGCAGTACGTGCCATTGTTCCGTAATACCAAATGTCATCAGCATAGTTGTAAATAACATACTTGTCATTTTCCATTGAGTTTGCCGAGCAGTAGAACCACCAGACCTCATTAAAGCCTTCGTTTGTTCCGCTGCAAATTTGTTCGTACTGACCCGTATTAATATCATCAAAAATGTATTGCCGAAGATCGCAGCGAAGAGTCTGTGTTCTACCGTCGTACTTGTAAAATTTATCAACACCCATCCAATAAGCCACGCCGTTTGCATAAGAGACAGCATTTGGACTAACAATTGAAATGTTGTCGCCCACTAAAGTTGCACCCCAAACAATAGGAGCGCCAACATATTGCAGTGAGTACAAGCTCGAATCCGTCCAAACCAAAATCTCTTGACGAGCTTGGATCGACGTAATTATTTTTGAGCCTTGCGAAAGACGAATGCTACCCGCTTGATTTGTCGCTGCTGGCGTCCAATCCAATGTACTTTCTTGATCTGAAAACCGAATTAACATTGGATCAATAATTGCAGATCCGTAATCATTACACCCCATTGCAAAGATAAACCGGCTAACGTCCGACACAATAATGGAATTAATAACCGTAGGAACATCAGACGCTCCTAGTTCATCAGCTATCAATTTCGCCCTTATTCCTACGCCATCAGAAGTTTTCCAAATATACAAACCACCACCGCGAGGATTTATCAGTAAATCTTCGCCAAAGTTCGCTTGGCTCCATAAACGTAACGATTTTGTCCCAACAACACCAATACCCCATGCGCCAACACTCCATGCTCCAGCGCCCCAGCCCGTAGTAGGAATTTCAATTGCTGAACCTACTGGTATTTGATATTCCGCAACTACAGAAGCTCCACCACCCGTAGCAGTTGATGTAGCATTAGTTCCAGCATCAATGGTGTAAGTAGTTCCAGACAAAGCTATAAGCTCATATTCGCCTGAAATAGTTAAGCCGCCAACAGATGTTGCACCAGAAAAACTAACAAAACTTCCATCTGAAAATGATGTAACCGTATCTGTAACAACAACAATTGAAGATCCACTTTCTGTTGTAAATGGATCATTAGCCAGAGTACGAAAGCTTTGAATTGGTGTTACATCGTAATAGTTTCCGCCACGGCAAATATAAAATTTAAGATTGGTTCCTACGCCAATCAAATTTACTGATGATAAAGTTGACCAGCTTCTAAGCGAACGACAAACACCAAGAAAATAGTTGGAAGAAATCCTTGCCCAGCCACCAATTTTTTCTGGAGTTCCTTGGCGAAAACGAATTTTGTCGCAATCGTACCAGCCCGATTCACTGGTATAGCGAGTATTTTCCCGGTTAATTCCGGGTTTTAGGGTAAGTTTTTTTAAGGTCACGGTTTACCTCACGTAATCATGTTTGAGGCTTCGCTTGTTACCTCTGCAACTCTACGGCCCCAACCTTTGCCAAACGTAGGCCAAGTGCTTAACGCCTGAAGAAACAAAAGTCTTTCGGCATTGTAATCTTCTACCAGCTTTTTAACGTCAACTGACTCAGCTTTTGCTATAGTTTTCGGCCCTATAGCTCCATCCTGAATAACGCCAAGCACCTTTTGCAAAACCTTAGCCGCTCTACCCGGCCCTGAATTAACCGCAAAATCAAACACCATAAGGTCTACGCCAGACGGAAGATCGTCGCCAGCTACCTTGTCCCAGTATTTTTGTTTGTACATAGGCGCTACCTTCTCGGGGGTCAGTGAGCGCATCTCTTTCTCATCTACTGGATGACCAACCCATTCTTCCCAGACCCGCTGAGTTACCCCGAGATTGGTGCGGCCTCCGGGATCAGAAGGATGGTTGACGTAACCGCCTTCGTGCTTAATCAGTGCGACCATAGCCGGAAGCAGATTTTCTTTCATTTAGATTTCCGTAACATATCGTCTTTGGCTTGGCTACCGGCGCTTGACCCAAAGTAAAAACTGATGATGCCTGTCCAAGCCGTGCCAAGACTGCCAAGCATCAGGTACAGCGCGTCCGATGGCACAAAGGTATTGGTCATCATGCCTACCAAAATACCAAAGAACCCAATCGTAACTACCGTAGCCAGCACCGCAGGGATTAGTGACTTAGTGCCGATCTGCATATCGCGAGCAGACCTACGGTCACTTGCCTCTACTTTGGCAAAGTCCAATCCAAGCTCTTGCGCCCGTGCCTTGATTTCAACCTCTGCCAGTTGTACCGAAGCTATTTGTTCAGCAGTTAGCTTCCCTGCCTCAATAGTTTTTTGAGCGTCTTCAGCGGATATGTTTAGCACTTTGGCGACCACACCATAGGCCATAGTTCCAAACGGCCCACCAATTGCCGTTGCCAGTGTGGGCGCTATCATTTTTAGCCAATCCATACTAGGCTCCCGGTCTTACATGAAGAACGCAATGAAGCTACCGTTATCGCCGCCGCCGAAACCAAGCCAGCCAGTGTTATTACTCACATTTACGTTGGTAGGGTCAGAGGCATCAAAAACAGCGCCACCAGTAGCGTTGGAGTCTTGAACGGACAAGTAGGTGACCGTGTTTGTGCCAGAGGCATCAGAAATAGTTGCCTGAGACCCCGGCGTTGTGCTTTCCAAATATTTAAGCGTTGTACCTGTTGTAACTAAAGAACCGACTGTGCTGGTCACTCCGTCTTTAAGATTTAACGTGCCAAGCGTAAAAGTCAGTGCATTAGTAAGGGTGAGTGCATCAGCACAAGTAACTGTTATGCCCGAGCCGTCGACAGTGAGCGCACTAAGAGTTTTTCCAGCGCTTGTAAGAATTCCAGTGTCACGGTATGTAGTAGGTAACGCAGTGTATGTGCCGCCACTTGCAAGGGTTAAATTACCCGCAATGTTTACATTGCTAGAAGTTACGGTGCTGGTACTTCCCGTAAAGATCAAATTATTAAACCAGCTATTACCAATAATAGTTAACGCACTTGCTCCGGCGTTGATTATTAGGTTTGGGGCGTTTGTAATGCTTCCTGAAGCAGGCCCAAAAATAACTGTTGCTGTTGCCGCCATGTTTCGGGTAAAACCACCAGTACCTGTATAGGTAAAGTTAGTGGCGACGTTCATATTTAAAACCGTGCCCGTTCCTATCAACGCAATATTACCACTACCAAAGGAAACAGCGCGTACTGTTGATGCGCTTGAGCTAAAAACACCTGTCGTAAGAGTAAAACCAGAAAGATCAAGCACACCCCTCGTTAAAGTGGTTGTTCCGCTTACCGTTGCTGCGCCCCCGAGAGTAATAGAAAAGCCAGTGGCATCTATTCCTAAACTAGCAAGTGTTTTACCAAGACTGTTAAAAGTAGTCCCTGTTAGAAATGTAGGAGATAACGCAGTGTATGTGCCCCCAGATGCGAGGGTTAAGTTTCCATAAAGAAAAGCTGAGCCTGCTGCACTACAGGTGCTACCCGTAAAGGTAAGGTTTTTAAACCTACTAACACTGGTAATAGTTAAAGCACTTGCACCCGCATTGACTGTTAAATTCGGGGCGTTGCTTGAGGTAGCTCCGCTAGTCCCAAAAACCACTGTGGCTGTTGCCGCCATGTTTCGTGTAAAACCGCCTGTACCCGTATAGGTAAAGTTGCTAGCGTTTGCCATGTCTAACACGGTTGCTGCCGCAGTAGTGCTAATTAAAGCAATGTTTGCAGTGCCAAATGTAATTGCACGGGCAGTACTGCCAGATGAACTAAATGATCCAGTACTAAGAGTAAACCCATTAAGATTAAGAGTTCCACTACTATGAAGAAATGTGCCGAAATCTAGCAGTGTTAAAGCACTTCCAAGTGATACTGTAATACCCGAACCGTTCACACTAACAATAGCAGGGATTTTACCGGCGCTGGTGAAAGTTCCAGTGCCTGTTATTACAAACGCCGCGAAAAAATTGAGAGTCATTCCTGTTGAAAGCGTGATACTACCTGCAACACTTATTGATGTACCTCCAGCTAATGCTCCTGTAAACCCAGTGCAATTAATTGACTTTGCGCCCGTATTACCCGTAGAAATTGTGCAAGTACCCGTGGACAGACTTGAGAAAAATACGTCATCAGCAGACGTAGGTACAGCTTGACCGCCAGCGCCGCCAGAGGTCAATGCCCATTTAGTTCCTGCTGTGCCATCCCAAGCAGCAGTGCCGCCAACCCAGTAACGGTTTGCCATTTAGACCTCCTCAACAGGAGTGTTGGCAAGGCTTTCTTCATAAGCCAATTGTTGCAGCCTCATGGCTTCAATTTGTTCAGGAGAGGGATTAACAACAGCAAGCCAGTTGGTGAGGCGCTCTTGCTTCATTGCCTCAACTTCAGCCTCCGTAAAGGTGTGATCTTCATCAAGATACAAAGCGTCAGAGAATGTCCCGAACTCGGTTTCAAAAGTGAATCGGATTTGCATGATGGCTCCTTATGCTTCAGTTGCGACAGCGACCACATCCCACCGGGTGTTTGCAGCGTTGTAGATACATCCAACGTATAGCATCTTGCCAAGCGTTGTTGTTGTTGGCAGCGTGACGCCAATGGCTGTATACGTTGCATTCCAAGTCAGCGCCCGAGCGGTTCCGTTGTCTAAGAATCGGAATATCAGCTTGTTACCATCTACGGGCGTTCCTGTAGGCGCGTTAATAGTTAGAGCCGCAGCAAGGGCTGTGTAGGCGTACTGATCGGCTGTAGCCACGTCTGGTGTCAGAGTAGATGCCGAAGCTGCTGAAACTACCCGAGGGTCAACGCGCTTGTTGGTCAGGGTTTCAGTGCCTGTTGGCGTAACGTAATCCGTACCCGCTACCGCAGCGCTGATAGCCGTGCCATTGCCCTTGAGTACGCCGGTAACGCTAGTGGTCAGCGTTATGGCGGGTGTGCTTGTAGGGTTGGCAACTGTGCCAGCCAATCCGTTGGCTGAAACTACGGATACTGTTGTTACAGAACCAGAACCAGTACTGGGTGTGTAGGCT